TTACACGCACTATCATCGTCGTCGTTGAAGCCAATAACTTCGTCAACACATGCAAGTTCTTTAATGATTGCACAGCGTTCTTCAAAGGGCATAAAGGGCCTACCTTTTTTTCGAGTAAGCCAAGTGTCTGAATTAACGCCGACTACTAAGTGGTCACCTAGTTCTCGTGCTGCTTTAAAATAGGCAATGTGCCCCGAGTGTAAGGGATCAAAACCGCCTGTTACAATAACTACTTTGCTCATGTAGATATTTAATCATTACCATCCAAAGATATAGTCTTTTCTGACATTAGTTATCTCTCTTGCACCAAACGATTTCAAATACATACCTGCACACTCATTTGTATCTGCTTGCTGTTCACAAACAATAATAGGCTTGTATTTGAGTATTGTATCCATTGCACCTTTAAGCACTTCTAATTCGTGTCTTTCGCAATCAATCTTTAATAATCCAAACTTTGGCAAGTTTAAATCGTCTAGCCGTTTGATATCTATTGAACCTTGGCCTACTTCGCTAACATAACTGCCGCCAGTGTTTTCTGCATCAAACACCATATCAACTTTGTCATTTACACTGCCCAATGCATGTTTATGTATTTCGATGTTTAGTCCTTGCACATTGCGCTCTAGGCAACTGTACACTTGTTCCAAAGGTTCAAATGCAATAACATGGTTAAATTTTTTAGTTAGCGGCTTTGCCCATAGCCCTACATTTGCTCCAATGTCTACAGCAATATGAAAATCTTTTACATATTTGTATGCTTCTGCTCTAACATCATCTTGATATTCTGCCGGGCCGCCATTTTTGATTCGTTTAGCAATCAAACGTTCAAAATGATTGTCACTGTCTGGCATCCAATAGTTATAAACTTGTTTCATATTTTTTCCATCAATACAACAAATTTAATAACATGTCTAGGCAGTCCTTTTTTAACTTTTGCATATCTTTCAATGATTTCTTCGTGAATAATATTCCATCCATCTAGTGCTTGAAGTTTCCTTTTCCACCATTCGGGCTCTTCAATAATTAAATGTGCATTTCGACCGTCACTTAATGCTTTCTTTGCAGGATGACATGCAATTAAATGATATTGATATCTCGATGACCTGTTGCATAGATCTTGTAAAGTTTCATCTATTAAATCTTCTTCTATGTGTTCTAATACATCACTACTATATATTAATTCTACATTATCGGGCAATGGATTAGGAAAAGTTGCTGGATCAAATGTATAAAGTTCTATGTTAGGATATGTTTTTCTAATAGTATCGCTTGTATAACCTTTTCCGGCGCCATAGTCTAAAAAACTTGTTATGTTATTTTCTTCAATTAACTGTTTTACAATATCTGGAATATTCTTGTTTAATCCAAATGTTTTTTTACTATGAAGTTTTTTTAATTCTTCTAAATATTCGTTACTATGTGCCATTATAATGTTGCATCTTCCATTCCTGCTACTCTCAACTTTACAACATTAGTTATCTGCCATTGCTTTTGATCAAGTGCTTTGAGTACACCTAACCATTTGTTGCGCAGTAGAGCAAACTCGTTGATAATTTTTTCATAGTCAACAACATCAGCTTCACCGTCGACATATTTTTCAACATCACGACTCGATAATGCTCGTTGATAGTTTTCGAGATATTTCTTAAAAAACGAGCTGCGCAATCTGCGCAACTCGATGTTTAAATAGTTTAGTATAGCTTCAATCTCCTGTAACTGATTAAACCGATGCTCAACAATACCAGGCATTTCTGCGGCAGCACGTTCAACATTACCATGCAGTTTACATTCTTTTCTAGCTTCGATCATCTCAGTTTCAAAAAAAGAAATTGCATTCGGTATTTGACTAATGTCACGAGAAACTTTGCTATACCATCCCATTATTCGTCCCACTCTTCTTCGTCGTCAAAAGTATCATACTCTTCTACATCTAGATAGTAATTGATTGCAGCATCTAGAGTTGATTCGTTTCCTAAACATTCTTGAAACACTTGGTCACTAGTACCGTAATCTGCTAATAGATCTATATACCGTTCTGCGGCTAACTCTATGTGCTTTTTATCTAAAAACTCTTTTAGAGTTAACCATACATCTGCAATATGACTTTCGTTCATGTGTTAATTACTCCTCGATAGGTTGTTCGTCGGTATTTACCAATTCAGCGTCTAATTCAGCTAATTCTGCCTCTCTTGCCAACCGTTCAGCTTCTGCTTCTGCGGCTGCAACTTGTGCTTCCTTAGCCGGCAAATCTGCCATAACCTTATCGAGTAGTTCTCCTGTCCAACGCTTGCGGAACTCAAGGATCTCTTCACCGTCACTCATAATAAACTTGTAACGATTGCCTTGCTTTTCCAGCAAGCCTTTTGCATCAAGCAAGTCAAACATGCCCGAATATGGATCCATACCTGTTTCATACGGAATCTCAACTTGTACACTTTCGAACGGTTTGTTGTAGCGTGTTTTCATAACTTTACACGCTGCTCTAATACCATGCACTTGTGATGTTTTGTTGCCGTCTGCGTCTACTTTAAGTTTAAGTTTCTTCATAGCAACAACCATTGAACTTGCATACACAAAGCCCGAACCGCCTGAGATCTTATCATCTGGATCGAACATATCCTGCGATGCATATGTGTGGTTAGTAACGCACATACCTACATTGTAACTACCAAACATGTTAACACAGTTAGTAACAAGTGCTTTAAGTGCTTTTGCCTTACGACCAAAGTCGCCCTTCATATCACCTTTTTGGAACTGATCCATTTCAGTAGGCGACATAAGCATGCCCAAACTGTCAACTACAAACAACACCTTAGGGCGTTCTTCTTCAGCCATAGATTTATAGTCTTCCATAAATGTACTAACTGTTTTAGCAACATCGTCGATCATTGCCATGTTTAGTTTAAGTAGTTTGCTTTCGTCTGTGTCTACTTTTAATGCTTGTAGCCACGACTCATCAAGTGCGTTCTCAGAGTCAATTAGGACTACGAAAATACCTTGTTCTTGTGCATAACGCACAATATTACCTGATACAATGTAAGACTTGCCTGCACCAGATTCGCCAGCAAATACTGACACTTTACCGAGCGGAATACCTTTTTGAAAGTCGCCGCTTAGTAGATAGTTGAGTGCAAAGTTGCCTGTACTAATCCAATCAGTTGGATCGTTAAAGCCTGCGCTCATACCCGTAATAGATTTTGTCAACGAATTACGGAACTTCGTTGGATCGAATGATTTAGCCATTAATTTCTCCTAAAAAAGCTGGACAAGTGTTAGAGCTTGCTCTTGTAAAAAGCAAGCTCTCTTACTTGCTTATATTAACCTTGGCGGGCGCGGATCATTGCAAGAATGTCTTGTGCGCCGCCAGCATCTGCTGCTGGTGCTGCTTCTGGAGTAGGTGCTGCTGCTGGAGTAGATTCTTGCCAGCCTGTATCGTTTGTAGTTTCCGCCACCGGTGCTGCCGGAGCAGGCGTAGGTGCGCTTTGACTTGTAGCCGTTGCTTGCGGGCTTGCTGCTACTTGCGGGTCACCTGTACGAGCTTGCATACCTGCTGGACGGAAGTACTGACTCCAACGATCTGCATCATATGCTTCACCGTCTACTGACGCTTCAAACATTTCTTGCATTACTTTAAGCTCAACTTCGCCTGGCTTTTTAGGGAGGAAGTCATCTAGATTAAACAACCCGTGTGTATTAACTGCGTTCATTTCCGTATCACTTAGTGGACGATCTCGACGAGCCCAGTTAGATGTTGAATAGTCTGCATATCCGCCTTTTGATGTCTTGTTAAGACGGAAGTCTACACCCGCTGTGTAATCTGTTGGCAATTCTTCCATGTCTGGATCCATAAGTGCCTGCTTAATGATCTGGAAGATTTGTGGTCCAATAATGAATCGACGAATCGGATTCTCTGGAGCCTCGTCATCTGCAATCGGGTTATCTGTTACAAAGCCTTGGAAAATGTAAGAACGCTTTTTCCAGTATTTACGACCCATGTCTTCTAGACTAGGATCTTTAAACCAACCGCGTACTTCTTGTAGGATAGAACAACTATCTCCATACATTTCCATGCACGGAACTTGTACTTGTACTGGACGCGAATCTGTTTCGCCTTTGACGCCAGCAAATGGAAGTTTAATAACCAAGCGCTCTTTCCAGAAAAATGTATTGTCTGGGTTACCGTCAGGAAGGAAACGAAGTGTTGCGCTTTCGCCTTCTTTCATATTCCAAAATGGGTAAATTGGGTTAGGACCGCTTGGACCTGATGAATTACCGCTTGCACGGTTTTCTTGTTCTTTGAGCTTCGCTCGAATTTCTGCTAATGATGCCATAGTGCCTTTTCTCCTATAATGTTTGCCTATGTTAGAACAACAAATGTTGCTCTTGTGCCTTTATGTGTTGTGTAGCACAGTATTAATATACTATCATACTGTGCTACTGTCAACTACTTTTTTTAAATTCCTGCAAGTGCAAGAATATCATTTTGTTCATGAGACATACGCTCATGTTGAACAAATGTTTCGTGTACCTTTTCAATGAATGCCTGTGCAGGACGAACATACTGATCTCCATAATCTTTTTCGATCATTGTTAGTACTGCTGTTTCGCCTTTTGGAAATGTACCTGTTTCTCTATCGTAGTATGATAGAATAAATTCACCGATTGGTGTCTTTTGTTCTTTTGGCTCTTCCATGCTGCCTGCTTCGTCAGTGTCGTCTTCATCATCTTCATCATCGTATGCAT